TATCCGAATGTTACACTAATTAAAAAGTCATTTAACCGAGCCCTTGAGGATTGGGATGGTGCTATTGACTTGCTCCACATAGATGGTAGGCATTACTATTCTGATATTAAAGAAGACTTCACCAATTGGAGCAAGTTTGTACCCAAGGGGGGGCATATTATTTTACATGATACTCAGGTTACAGAGCGAGACTTTGGGGTCAAAAAGTTCTTTAGTGAATTACAGGAACAGTATCCTGGCTGGAAGTTTGGCGAGAGACTTGAATCTAATGGATTAGGTATAATTACAAAACTATGAAGACAATCGTATACACAGCAATTTATGGGGACTACGACAAGCCTAAGAAACAGCCTGTGGAAGTTAAACTCTTTACGGAGGCGACTCATCCTAGAAAAGAAGACCACCCTAGAATGAGGGCTAAGTATTTTAAGTGTAACCCACACAAGGTATTGGATTGTGATGTTAGTATATGGATTGATGGGAGTGCAACAATCAAGATACCAGGGTTTATTCAATGGTGTATCAATCAGTTGGGAAGTGGAGACATTGCCTTGTTCAAGCACCCTGAGAGAGACTGTATTTACAGAGAGGCTACCTATTGTCAGAATATGCCAAAGTACAAAGACCTACCAATAGCAGGACAGGTTATGGAGTATGTTAGAAGAAAATACCCAAGAGACAATGGTTTGTGGGCTTGTGGTTTATTGATAAGAAGACATAACGATAGGGTTGCAAGGTTTAACAAACTATGGTGGGAGCATAACAAGAAGTACACCTACCAAGACCAATTAAGCTTTCCTGTGTGTGCAAGAGAAGTAGGGTTAAAAATAAAGACTATCGACTTAGACTTATGGAACAACGATATAATTGATTTTAATTCGCCGCATAAGAACGACCTATGAGCTGGTGGGATAGAAATTACAAACTAGGGCAATTTAGAAGTTGGCTTACCAATGAGGGGTCATTTTCTAGGTCTATACTAACAGACCTTGTTCGTGGTTATGACTCAGTATTGGATTGTGCTTGTGGTACTTGTTTGGACTACTTTGAGTACAAGAAGAAGTTAATACCAGTTAAATACAAGGGGGTGGATTCTTGCCAAGGGTTGGTAGATGAGGCTAAGACCTTTGGAATAGATTGTGATTTGGGTAGTATAGAAGACTTACCATACAAGGATAGTAGCTTTGACATAGTAACAGCTAGGCACATATTGGAGCATTTAGATTATTATGAGAAGGCTATTAGTGAGATGTGCAGAGTAGCTAAGTATGAGGTGGCTATTATATTCTTTCTACCACCACAGGAGACAGAGGTATTGGAAAAAGACGCTAATCTTAATTATGAGGTGAATGTAAATAAATATTCCAAGGCTAAGGTAGAGGAGTTTGCTAGAATGTTTGGAGAAGTAGAATGGATTAGTGTTGGAAGTGAAGTCATACTCAAGATTAAGAAAGAGACCAAGAAGGAAGTTAAAAAGAGAATCGTACCCAAGAAGATAGGGATTGTCTGCTCTTTGTATATAGACAACGACACAACCTACAAACAGGCCATGCACACCTTAGATACAATGAAGTCAGAGCATTACCTAGTGTTTTACGCAAGGGTTACCAAACTTAATAACAAGTACAAGAGTATATTAAAGAGATTTAACAAGGTAAGTATCAATAAGAAAAACCTATTAGCTAAGAGTTGGAATGATGGGATTAAAAAAGCCCTCAAGGATGGTTGCGAGTATGTGATAGTACCCAACCTAGATATAGAACTTAAAGAGGACACAATAGACAACCTAGTAGAGTATGCCAGTAAGGACGACTCGGTAGTATGGAGTGGCTGGTGTATAAACAATACAGGTCGTTTTCCTGATGATAACTTTATAGTTAATGGCCATTTAGTGTATGACAACTTTGCATTCTTTATGGTGAGCGATAGGTTGTTCAAAGAGGTAGGGCAATTTGATGAGAAGTTTATACCTGCTTACGGAGAGGATGTAGACATGCAGTACAGAATAGAGTTGGCAGGTAAGAAGCATACCTGTGTTTGGATGGCTAGGTTTATACATTTTGGCCAGACCACGATTAAAAACTGTAAGGGAGTGCAAGAAGGGCAAACTAAAAGAGATACAGACGCATACTTTATTGAGAAATGGGGAGGATTACCAAGACAACAAGTTTATTTAACACCTTTTAACAAATGAACTACTTTGTTTACAATCATCACAACTTTTGGCAATGGGAAGCGGGAGGAGATGATTTGATGTATAGCGACATAGTTTTCTTGTGGTCAGACTGGCCATTTAGAAACGAGGTCAAGACCCTGCAGGGCTTAGGCAAGAAGGTTATAGTTTATGAGCATGGGTTTGGGGCTATGTTTGACTATGAGTTAAACGACAGAGACCCTATTGCCGATGGGTACATTGTACTAGGGCAAGAGAGTAAGGAGTCTTTAATAAGGGTGGGGGTAGACCCTAAGAGGATAATAGTAACGGGCAACCCTATTTATGATGGTATTAAAAAGACTAAGCATACAGGTAAGGAGGCTTTGTTTGTAGCACTACACTGGGTAAGAGATGTTCGCTATTACAACCAGACGGTCTTTGAGCAATTAAAAGGGGCATACCCACAGTTTAACTGGACAGTAAAACTTATGGAGAAGACGGGGGCAGTGGTAGCCAATAAAAAGTGGATTAGCAATTCTGATGGGAATATTTTAGAAGAGATTAAAGAGGGGCTTGTGGACTATGATATGGTATTTACTCCAAGACCTTCTACCTTTGAGAGTTTTGCAAGGCTTATGGGTATTCCTGTTTATGTAGTAGACGAGCAAGAGATGTTTTGGCAAGAAGGAGACCCCATTACAATGCCTATTAACAATACCTACATTAAGATAGGACAAGAGTTACCAGAGCAAAGACCGATTGATATGGACAAATACATTAAGAGACCTAGTTTAGACTTTGATTTAATTTTAGATTGGTGCAAGACACTATGAGTGATATAAGTAAACCATACACAAGGATGAGTCCTGAGAATAGACGTAACTTTGAAGAGGGTTGGGAGAGAATATTTGGGAGAAAGAGAAAACTAAAAGCACAGTTGCACCAGATAAACAACCAGAGGCACAAGATAATAAACGGTATACAATCTAAAGGTGGTAGAACTGAGGCTAGAGAAGCAGAGTTGTTATCTCTTAAGAAGAAGAGAGAAAAGATTTTAAGAGAATTAGACAGGCTAGAATAGTGGTATAATAGTATATATTAATGGATAAAGGGGGTTGTATTTAAGCCTATAGAGGTAAAGAAATGAGTAAGTCAACAACAGAACAACAACAAAATAGTAAGGACAATAGTATATTAGAAATGCTTGAACAAAGAGCACTTAACGAGTTTCTTGCAGAAGATGATGGTGGTGTAACTAAGAGGAGAAGGCTTTTAGAGGTTGCTTATGAGAAGGCTAAGAAGGGAGATGGCGCTATGATAAAGCTTCTTTATGACAAGTTGTATCCTAATGCTAAGCAGTCAATAGATGTAACAAGTGGAGGAGACAAGATATCGTCAGGAATAGTTATACAATGGGAGGACGATGAAGATATACAGACCACATAAATATCAAAGAGAGTTCCATAGTAGCAATGCAAGGTTCAGGGCTTTTATAGCTGGTCGTCGTGGAGGTAAAACGACCTCTGGAACAATGGAGGCATTAGCTTTTGCTTATGGAGAGAGTATAGACAGAAAGAAGAAGATACAAACACCTACGCATGGGTGGATCATATCGCCGACCTATCAGATGTTAAAAGACATTAACATACCAGTATTGATGGATTGGTGCGATCCAGAGGTTATTAAAAGTTGGAATAAGTCAGATAACAGACTAGAGTTTAAGAATGGAAGTACAATAACTTTGAGAAGTGGTGAGAATCCAGATAGGTTAAGAGGGGTTGGTTTGGACTGGGTATGGTTAGATGAGGCTTGTTTTATGAGTAAGCAGGTGTGGGAAGTAATTTATCCTGCACTAACAGATAAAAATGGTGTGGCATGGGTAACAACAACACCGCAAGGATATGATTGGGTATACGATACATTCTACAAACCTGCTATAGACAAAGAACCAGACTTTGAAGCATGGAAGTTTACTACCTTAGACAATCCCTATATTGACAAGGGTTTAGTAGAACAGGCAAGGAAAGATTTAAGCGATATGATGTTTAAGCAGGAATATTTAGCCTCTTTTGAGAAGTTTGAAGGACTCATATATCCAGATTTTAATGAGTTAAGACATTGCAGAGAGAGTGAGAAAGCAGTAACAGACATATACTTTGTAGGATTAGATGTAGGTTGGAATCACCCTACTGCGGGTCTTTTAATCAAAGAAGACATTAATGGAAACCTATTTGTTATTGATGAGTTTAGAGAACAGTTTCTAACAGCTAAAGATATAAGCAACCAGTTAAACGGAATGTTAATTAGAAATGGTTTAAGGGAGCAAGATATTGAGATGTTTATAATAGACCCTGCAAGTAAGGGAACACAGCAGACAAGTGGGCAAAGTATTATGTTCCAGTTGCAAGAGGAAGGATGGGGATTTGTTCCTGGTAACAATGATGTAATGGCTGGTATCAACCGAGTAACAAGATTATTTAGGGATGATAAGTTGTTTATTGCAAAAAGATGTAATAAGTTAATAGATGAGTTGAATAATTACCATTGGCGTAAATGGGACGAGGAGAAGGATGCCAATAGAGCAGAGCCATTCAAGCTAGGAGAGGATTTAGCAGATGCACTCAGGTATGTGGTACACTCAAGACCAGATTACTTTGAACACCCGCAGCTTAATGTATACGGGCAACTTATTAAGGATGAAGAACCAGAGGAAGAAGAGGTCGAGGATATAACGGACAGAGTGGATGACCTAATGTCAGGGGGTGACTTGTTTTAATATGTTATAATTATGTATATGGAACTAATTATCTTATCTATCTTGGTTGGAATAGCTATAATTGTTACTGGTGTAGTATTTGCACTATATATAATAACAACTTCTAAAGAGAGAGTTGAACTTCAAAAATTACTTAAAGCTAAGGATTTACCACAATACAGTGCTTTTGGAGAGAAGCCAGAAGAAGAGGAGATAGAGCAAGATAGCAACTTAGTAGAATTAGAGAATATAGACAGTGTTATTCAGGAAGCCATTGATAAAAACATAAAGTTTGATAAATAAACGAGGAGTACATAATCTAGTCTACAGACACATGGCACAAAAGACAATGTACGAGGATGATAAAAAGAGGAAGAGCAAGTATGACACACAATACTGGCTTCAGTACACTAAAGAGAAGTTTGAAGAGAGTCGCAACTGGAGAGGTACCAATGTAGAGCTACAATGGTTTGTAAACTATATGTACTACAAAGGCTATCAGAATCTCAAGTATGACAGAGTAACAGGTACATTTGTTAAAGATAATCGTAACCCCCTAACATTCTATGTAAATCATACCTATATGGTATGTAGAGCAATTAGGAATGCTGTAATTAAGACACAGCCAACTTGGGATGTAGATGCCTTACCTTATGGTCAATTAGATGCAGACACAAGTAGAATATTAGGAGAATATCTTGCCTTCCAGTATGACAAACTAGGATTAGAAGACAAGACTAACAAGGCGTTGCTTTATGGATTACTTTATGGACTTGGTATTTACCAGTATGGATATGACGACAGAGCAGACAATGGAGAGGGTAATGTCTGGATAGAGGTACTAGACCCATTTGATACTTATATTGACCCGTATTGTACAGGAATAGAAGATGCTAGATATGTGGTTAAAGTTACAAGTAAGCCTTACGAGTTGATTGTAAAGAACCCTAACTATGACAAGAAGGTTGTAGAGAATCTATCTACTACAAGTAACTTATCTGAGAGTGATTATAAGAATCTTATACTTAACAATGAGAATAATGTAGCCAATAGTGGTAAGAATATTATCTTACACGAGACTTGGTGTGTTACTGAAGATGGAATAAGAGTAATTACAACAGCTAACAACGAGATTTTAAGGAACGAACTAACAGACTTTGACAAACTTCCATTTGAGATATACCAACCTGATATAAACATAGGAACTATTTATGGAGAAGGATGGGTTAAGAACATTGTTCCACTTAATAAGGCTATCAACTATCTTGAGACAAGTAGGCTTGAGTACAATATATTGATTAATAAGGGAAGGTTATTAGTACCAAACTCTTTATAATGCTCACTTGTAGGTAGAACCTCCATGGTATTATCGTCATGGTCAAATACCACTGGTTTGTGAGGGTCAATATCTTCTTTTATCAGCTTAAAATACTGGTAATCTCCTAGTCTCCCTACCACTACATCAGCCTCTTTAATCATCTCAACCTGCTCATTGGCGTCTTCTTTACCATTCATAAGGTAGCTTTTAACATCATCCCTAAACTTAAACGCCTCATCAAACTGTCTTATTCTCATCCAGCCACAGCCACCGTCATCTACAGGTAAAAATAAGACTTGAAGGGGTCTTTTCCCTTTTGTTTTCTTGGACATAATATCCTCGTTTAAAAATTATATCGTTTTAGGGTCTACTGTTAAACACAGCTTACCCTGTTCGTCTTTAACAAAGGCTTCCTTAAACTTCTCTTTATTAGTAAAAACATCATCTCCCCATATCTGTCGTGCTACATAAGCCATCTCTCTAGGTATTGCAGCTATTAAACGCATGGTTCTACCCTTAGAGTATCCGTCATTCTCGGTTCTCATACGTGCATTTGCTTGGAATGTACCCTCAAAGCCCTCTTTTAACCCCTTGTTCATAGCCTTTTTGCGACTATCTTCTACCTTCATACCTATTGCCATAGCCAATATCTTCTCCTGCTCTCTGTTTTTAGGTCTAACAGTCTTTAGGATGTTAATAACCTCCTCCTTAGACTTACTACTTTGTAATGGTTTGCCGTCTGCATCTATTAATTCCATAGTTAATTATAACACAAAGAGGGCTTTCGCCCTCCTGTGCATCCTCTAAAGATTAACTGGTTATGCAACCAATCCGGTCATCTTACCGTTCATCTTCTCTGCTCTTGCCTCAAGAGTCAATTCACCATGTACAACTCCGTTCTTTGCGTCAGCTGTCTCTGGAGTATCTATCTTGCTTACTGGTCTTAGTTGAGCAACAGCCCACATATCTTTTTGTAAGACTGCGAGTTCTGTTGATGATATTTGACTATCACCTTCAACTGCTAATTGACCAAATGGACTCTGGTAAACCAATACGTTTGATGTCATTGTTGTGTTGCCATCATTGTATGTTCTATCTGCACTCATTAAAGCAGCTAACTTCCTTACTTGTGTGTAAGATGCTAGTAACCAATCTGGTCTTCCACCGTTGGAGTAACAGTCCTGAATCAATGTGTTTAATTCAGCCTCTGTTAATGCTCTTCCAGTTCCTGTTCCTGTTGAGATATTGGTTGTAATGAAGCTCATTATTCCCTTTAATCTTCTACCAGTTCCAGATGCACCTGAGTTTGCAGTTCCATTGATAAGAGCCTTCTCGATATCTCTACCAATAGCCTCTAGAGCAACCTGTACTCTAAATGCGTACTCGTCTTCCATTCCTGCTGGATCTATTGCCTGTTGGGTATTAGATACCTGGAATAGTTTTCTGAATATCTGAGTGTAGTTAGATAATCTACTTGGAGCAGTTAATGTCCCGTAAGAGTATGATGCACCTTCAACTTGTGCGTTTACCGCAGCAGCGTCATGCTCGTATGTACTCCACTCGTGTAGTGTGTTCTTTGCACTTACTTTTCTCAATCTTGAGAAAGCAGGTGTACTCATGTCACCAATCTTTGTTAAGACATCTGTTAGGTCTTCGTGATTTGTTTTTGTATCGTATGTCTGATATACAGCCATTTTAGTAATTCTAATAATTAAAAGTCCCCGATAATACAAGGACCAAACAGTCTATAAAAGCACAGCGACTATTTACGCCTTCCCAATGTCTTTACCTTGCCTAAATGTTAAGACTTTGGCATTGGTGCATGCTTTTTAAGAAACTGTGTAAAGTCTCTTGTTCTTGAAGCAGCTTCAAGTTCTGAACTTCTAGTGTCATCCACCTGATTCATTCCCCCTACCTGCTTCTCAGAATACGCAGTGCTTCTCTGTGCTTTGGCTTTTGCCTCTGCTATCTCGTCTATGAACTTCAACTTATAAGCTGTCTCGGGGTCAGATATGTACTGTCCCTTAGCAGCAAGCTGGTCCATAAACTCTGCAACCTCACGAGCCACAAACTTAGGCATTCCGTCTTTACCGTCATGCTTACCTTCTAATCTGTTCATCTCGGAGATAAACAGGTTCTGAGCCTTCTCCTCTTGGAGTGCTCTCGATAACTCTAACTCTTGCTCCTCTTTAGTAATGAACCCCATTTTGCGTAAAGCCTCCTTGGCTTGTGCGAGTTGTTGCTCTTGCAACCTCTCGTCAGGGGTCATACTAGCTACTCGTTGTGCCTCTTCCTGTTGCTTTTTGAGTTCTGCTAATTCTGCTTCGTACTTCTTTGCCTTCTCGTTTACCTCTTGGAATCTATCGTATGGGATAGACTTAGATTCAACTACTGGCTCATTAGTACCCTGTGTCTCTTCTGGTGTATTTAGCGTCTCACCTGACGAAGTGTCAGAAGTATCTACAGTTGCTTGTTCTACTGGTGCTGACTCAGTAACGGAAGCTACCGTTGGTGTTACAGCAATAGAGTTTGTATCCTCCATAAACTTACCCACATTTTAACGTCTTAAGTGACGAACGGGTTAAAACAATTTATATATTTCTGTTCCCTCGGACAGGGTATGCCCTAGGATTCGCACCTGATATATTCGTATGGGTAATTACCCCAATATCTGACATACCCTCTACGAGAGAACAGATGTAAAGAGCTAAAGTGAATCTCTCCACTATGCAATGGGCCGAGGATGGACCCACTGCATACTAAAGATATTCCTTATTTAATTATACACTAAACAGGCATACCCTCTGGCATACCTGCCTCTGCCGACATTCCTCCTGGTATCTCTCCCATCTCAGGTGGCATCTGAGGTAACATCTCCTCATCAATT